CGACGCCCGCCTTGAAGGCCGCTTCCAACGCGTCCTTGAGGCACCACACCGCCGTGTCGTGGAAGTCGAGGCTGTCGGCGTTGCGGGTCTGCAGGGTTTCGATGCCGAGATGCTTCTGGGCGATGAGGGTGAGGATGGTGTCGATCTGGCTCATGGCGTTTTCCTTTCGGGGTTGGTTGGCGTGACGTGATGAACGCGCTGTTCCCGATGGAAGCCAAGCTCAATCTGCGGACATGACGAACAAATGATTGAAGGTGACGATGGGACTTTCCATTCGCGCCTACGCGCGCCACCGTGGCGTGTCGCACGTGGCCGTGAAGAAGGCCATCGACACCGGGCGGATCACACCGCGGCCAGACGGCACGATTGATCCGGATACCGCCGACGCGCAGTGGGCACAAAACACATTGCAACCCCGCAAGGCGGCAGCGCCGGAGAAGGTCAGCCCCGCGAAGGCGCGCGTACTGCCTGAGCGTGAGGTGCCCGAACCCGGCACCCCACCGTTGTCGACGGGCGGGACATCGCTGCTACAGGCACGCACCGTCAACGAAGTGCTCAAAGCCCAGCTCAATAAGGTGGAGCTGGCGCACCGCAAGAAGGAGCTGGTGGATCGGGCGCAGGCCGTGGCCCACGTGTTCAAACTTGCGCGCATCGAGCGCGACGCGTGGTTGAACTGGCCCGCGCGTATCTCGGGGCAGATGGCGTCCACGCTCGGTGTCGATGCGCACCAGATGCACGTGGCCCTGGAGGCTGCCGTGCGCGAGCACCTGATTGAGCTGGGCGAGCTGCGCCCGCGCGTGGATTGATGACGATGGACTACGAAGGCGCGCAGGAGATCGAACGGGCGTGGCGCGACGGGCTTACTCCCGACCCGCTGCTCACGGTATCGGAATGGTCAGATCGCCACCGGATGCTCTCCAGCAAGGCGTCTGCGGAGCCGGGGCGCTGGCGTACCAGCCGCACGCCGTACCTCAAGGCCATCATGGATTGCCTGTCGCCGACCTCGCCGGTCGAGCGTGTGGTGTTCATGAAGGCAGCGCAGCTCGGTGCGACCGAAATGGGGTCGAACTGGATCGGCTACGTCATTCACCATGCGCCGGGGCCGATGATGGCCGTCTGGCCAACGGTGGAGATGGCCAAGCGCAACTCCAAGCAGCGGATCGACCCGCTGATCGAGGAATCGTCCGCCTTGGCCGAACTGATCGCCCCGGCGCGCTCGCGCGACTCGGGCAACACCATTCTGGCCAAGGAGTTCCGGGGCGGCGTGCTGGTGATGACCGGGGCGAACAGCGCGGTAGGCTTGCGCTCTATGCCGGTGCGCTACCTGTTCCTCGACGAGGTTGACGGGTATCCGCTGGACGTCGAGGGTGAAGGCGATGCGATCTCGCTGGCCGAGGCGCGCACACGCACCTTTGCCCGGCGCAAGATCTTCATCGTGTCGACGCCGACGATTTCTGGCGCCTCGGCAATCGAGCGCGAGTACGAGGCCAGCGACCAGCGCCGCTACTTCGTGCCATGCCCGCACTGCAACCACCCGCAATGGTTGCGCTTCGAGCAACTGCGCTGGGACAAGGGGCAACCGGAAACCGTCGCCTACGTCTGCGAATCGTGCGACACCGCGATTTCCGAGCATCACAAGACGTGGATGCTGGAGCGTGGCGAATGGCGTTCGATGGCACAGGGCAAGACGGCAGGCTTTCACCTGTCGTCGCTGTACAGCCCGGTGGGCTGGCGCTCCTGGCGTGACATCGCTGCCGCGTGGGAAGCCGCCGTCAACAAGGAGTCGGGATCGGCCGCCGCGATCAAGACTTTCAAGAACACCGAGCTGGGCGAGACCTGGGTTGAGGAAGGCGAAGCGCCCGATTGGCAACGGCTGGTCGAGCGCCGCGAGGATTACCGCATTGGCAGCGTGCCGCTGGGCGGCCTGCTGCTGGTGGGCGCGGCCGACGTCCAGAAGGACCGCATCGAGGCCTCGATTTGGGCCTTCGGGCGCGGCAAGGAGTCCTGGCTCATCGAGCACCGGGTCTTGATGGGCGATACCGCCCGAGATGCGGTGTGGAAAGCCCTCGCCGGGATGTTGGCCGAAAACTGGACACACGCCTCGGGCGTGACGATGCCACTGGCGCGCTTCGCGCTGGACACCGGCTTTGCCACGCAGGAAGCCTACGCCTTCGTGCGTGCCTGCCACGATGCGCGCGTGATGGCGGTCAAGGGTGTGCCGCGCGGCGCGGCCCTGATCGGCACGCCCACGGCCATCGATGTCTCGCAGGGCGGCAAGAAGCTGCGCCGGGGCATCAAGGTGTTCACGGTGGCGGGCGGCATCGCCAAGCTGGAGTTCTACAACAACCTGCGCAAGAGCGCGGACGTCGGCGAGGACGGCTTGACCCCGGTGTTTCCTGCCGGGTTCGTCCATCTGCCGAAGATCGACGCCGAGTTCATCCAGCAGCTCTGCGCGGAGCAATTGATCACCCGCCGCGACCGCAACGGCTTCCCGGTGCGCGAGTGGCAAAAGATGCGCGAGCGCAACGAGGCCCTGGACTGCTATGTCTACGCCCGCGCGGCCGCATCCAGCGCGGGACTTGATCGCTTCGAGGAACGCCACTGGCGCGAACTGGAGCGGCAATTGGGGGTAGCACCCCCACCGGATGAGCCACCGCCCATCCACGACATCGAATTGAACGAGGCCACCCAACGCGGTGGCCTCGCTGCTTCTGGCACCCGCAATTCCGGTCGACGAGTCATCCGAAGCCGTTGGCTCCGCTGACGGCGGCGGCTTCAAACCAAGGAGAACACATGAGTCTTGCCACCCGCATCGAGAGCCTGGTCATCCGCGTCGCCCAAGAGTTCAACGACGTCCGGGCGACCGCAGGCAATCTCGCCAGCCTGTCCACCACCGACAAGTCAAGTCTGGTCGCGGCGATCAACGAGCTGAAGGCGGCGGTGCTTGCCGCCACCGCCATCGACGACAACCAGATCGCCACCTCCACCACCTACTCGTCGAACAAGATCGTGTCGCTACTCGACGCGCTCAAGGCCGACATCCTCGGTGGCGCGGACGCCGCTTACGACACTTTGGTCGAGATCCAGCAGCTCCTGCAGAACGGCAGCACGGGTCTGGACGCGCTCCTGGCCGCCGTCAATCTGCGTGTGCGCTTCGACGCGGCGCAGACCCTGACGGTCGCCGAGCAACTGCAGGCCTGCACCAACATCGGTGCGGTCGCGGCCAGCGATGTCGGCAACACCGACACCGACTTCGTCGCGATCTTCGACGGGGTGCTGGCCTGATGAGCCTCGCCTCCAGCATCGCCGCCTTGGCGGCGCGCATCGGCTTCGAGGTCAAGTCCAAGATCGACGCCACACATCCCGGCCTTGCCCGGGTGTGGGTCAGCTTCGGCTACGTCAATGGCCAGGTCGTGATCGCCAGCGCGCGCAATGTGGCCAGCGTCGTGCGCACGGCGGCGGGCCGATACCGCGTGCATTTCGCCGTGGCGATGCCGGACGCCAACTACTGCTGGACGGCGCTCGCGCGCAGCAGCAACAGCGGCCAGCAGCGTGTAGCCGTTTTACGCGCCAGCTCTGACCTGAAGACCGCTCAGTACGTCGACATCTCCTGCGCGACGACAGCAACGTCGTTCGATGACTCCTCCGAAATCAATCTCGTGGTGTACCGCTGATGGCCTATACAGAAACCCAGCTCCAGGCCTTGGAATCCGCGCTCGCCAAGGGCGAACGGCGCGTGACCTTTGCCGACAAGACGGTCGAGTACCGCTCTGTCGACGAATTGATGGCCGCCATCCGCGAAGTCAGGCGGGGACTGCTTCAGCAGGCGGCTGAGACCGGGCTGTTGCCCGGTGCGCCCCGCCAGATCCGCATTACCACGCGCAAGGGGTTCTGAGATGGCGTGGTTCTCCCAAACGGTGCGCCGGTTGTTCGGTGCCTCGCCGGTACACGAAGCCGCAGGTCGTGGTCGTCGCTCGCTGGCTTGGATGCCCGGCAATCCGGGTGCGGTCGCCGCGATGCTGGCGACTAACGCCGAACTGCGCGGTAAGAGCCGGGACCTCGTTCGGCGCAATGCCTGGGCGCAGGCCGGTATCGAAGCCTTCGTAGCCAATGCG